CCACCACCACCACCTTTGTAGGCAGATGTAGAACCGCCACCAGAGTAAGCGCCAGCATAACCTTCTACTGGAGTATAGCCACCTTCGTTACCTGTACCGTTAGAACCACCAGCAGAACGACCACCACCTGAACCACCGTTTTGTCCACCTGTTGTATAAGTTCCACCAGCACCACCACCAGTTGAGTTTATTGCTCCAAATGTAGATGTTCCACCTTTACCGCCAAGAACATTGTTTGTTGTTGAGCCAGCGCCACCAGCACCAACTGTTACAGTAATCGAAGCAGTAACTGAGTAAGTAGAGTTATAGCGGAAACCACCTGCTCCACCACCAGCACCAGATTCAAAGCCAGAACCAAAACCGCCACCACCACCACCTGCGACAACAAGAACATCTGCACTAAAAGATGAGATAGGTGTTGCGTTTGCTGATGCTGTTCCAAATTCACCATAACCGTTAGCATTTTGTGCTTTAACTTTTACAGTGTAATTTGTGCCAGCAGTTAATCCTGAAAGTGTTAATGAAGTTGATGTAGTTGTTCCAGATGTAACAGCAGTAAGCGTTGCATCATAAGCAGTAGCGGTATATTGTGTAATTGACTTACCGCCAGTTGCAGGTGCGCTCCAAACTGCTCCTAATGTACCAATTCCAGCAGTTACAGTTGGTGCTCCAACTGCATCAGGAACTGATGTAGGTGTTACCGTTGTTACTCCTGTTGGTGCAGATGCACCAAAACCGTTAAAAGCAGCACCAGTTGTAGAGTACTGTGTTCCGCCGTTTAAACCACCAACGGTTAATGTTGTAGAACTAGTTGAGTTGGTTGTATTGTTAATGTAAGCGTAATAACCAAGAGTTGCGCCACCAGCGGTGCTAGGTGAAAATGTAAATGTTACAGCAGCATTTCCATAAGCACGGCTTGTTCCTACATCTGTAACGCTTACAAGTGTAGGTGTTGCAGCAGGTGATGAACATGGAACCCAGTTTGTTCCAGTATAGATTTCAAGCGCTGCAGTTTCTCCATTGTAATATGTATCACCTTGTGCTGGACTTGATGGGCGAGCAGAGGTTGAACCGCTTGGGATGCCACCTTTAGTTGGGTATTGCTGAAATGCCATTATGCAATCTCCACTCCGCTAATATGGATTGACACTGCTGTTGTTGAAGCAAATCCACTAATTATCTTAGTAGCAGCAAGAGCCTGCTTTAATCCAATGTTAATCATTGAATTCGCAGGGATTGAAACTGCAGGAATAAGTGTAACGCTATCAAGCGCTACTGTTACTGTAGATGCAGTAGTTGCAGCATTAGATAAACTAATGTCTGTAACGATAGCAGTTGTGCCAGAAGGCACCGTATATAGTGTTGCACTTGATGTAGCAGCAGCCGTTCTAGCCATTGCCTTTGATGTGGTAGCCATTAGTTACTACTCCTTCTTAGTAGGCATCCATAATTGACATTATGGTTGATGATTGTAAATCAACTTCTGACCATGCAAGACCAGTTGTTGTTGCTGAGTTAGCAGTAAGAACATACCCGTTAGTTCCAACTGCAAGTCTTTGGTATAGGTCATCTGCAGTTCCAACAAGGATGTCACCCTTAGCATTGAAGTCTGTTTTAATGACTGCGTTAGCAGAGTTGGACTGTAACGCCCAGTACTTTGCTGAGTATTCACTTCCGTCTACTGTGCCAGTTGTCTTACTTGCCCAGTCTTGAGCAAGTGTTGCTGAGGCAGATGCAGCAGATGCAGATGTAGCAGCAGATGTCGCACTTGCTGCTGCACTAGTCGCACTTCCTGCTGCTGCTGTTGCAGACGAAGCAGATGCGCTGGCTGAGGTAGCGGAAGCACTGGCACTTGTTGCAGAAGCAGTGGCTGAACTAGCAGATGATGTTGCAGAAGATGCGGAAGCATTTGCTGAGTTGGCAGATGCCGTAGCGCTTGTCGCTGATGCTGATGCGCTAGAAGCAGAGGCAGTAGCAGAAGTTGCAGAGGCTGTTGCGCTACTAGCAGAAGCAGTTGCACTAGTAGCAGAAGCGCTCGCTGATGCAGCGGAAGCCGTTGCACTAGATGCTGCTGCACTAGCAGATGCTGCTGATGCAGTTGCACTTGATGCGCTGGCAGTTGCACTATTGGCAGATGCCGTGGCGCTATTGGTGCTTGATGTGGCGCTGTTTGCAGCACTAGTTGCAGACAAGGCAGCAGATACTGTGTCTCCATATAGACCATCAATGTATGACTTTGTTGTTAAATCTGATGCAGAACTTGGTGTATATGTACCAGTAATCTTGTTATTGCCCATTGCGATAGCACCAGTCATTGTGCCACCAGATAGGTTTAACTTAGTTGCTAGTGCTGTCGTAATAGTTGTTGCATAGTTAGCATCATCACCTAAGGCTGCAGCCAACTCATCAAGAGTGTCAAGCGCTGCAGGCGCTGATGCTACAAGAGCAGCAACTTTATCGTCAACATACTTCTTTGTAGCAGCATCTTGATTAGATGATGGGTCTGCAAGGTTTGTAATTTTGTATGAAGTTCCACCACTAAGGTCAGAGCCAAGGGTGGTAGATACAATAGTAGAACTTGTTACAGTACCGCTTGTAAATGTAGATGTACGGATTGTTGATGAGGTAACTGTTGCTGATGTAACAGTTCCGCCAGTAATTGTAGCCGTTGATGTAATGGCACCAGTGATAGTAGCACCATTGATTGTTGGTGTAGTCAGAGTCTTTCGTGTAAGAGTCTGTTCTTTAAGTGTGCCAACTACAACACCATCACCAGTAGCAATACCGTGTACATGGCTGTCAACACCAGACATAATTCCTGAGTCAACATCATAACCACGAGCAGCAATATGTGTCTGTAGTTCCTTGAACTCACGAGCAGATACACCGTGGCGAACAACTACACCAGCACCGTGGGCTAGAGCCTGTGTGTTATCTTGTCCACGAGTTACTGTGTATGTAGTTCCAGTACCTGATACTACTGTGATAACTTCTTCTTTAGAGGTATCTGGGTCAACAATAAGTGTAAATGGATAGGTTGATGGGAAACCACTGTTTGATACAACAATAAATGAAGTAGTTGTACCGCCTTGTGTAGATGATGCAATGGATGCACTTAGTGATGTTTCAACTGCAGTAGCGGTGTAATTCCGCTTGAGTGTACCTGGGTCGCCTGCTGCCATGGTTTACCTTATCTCTGATAGTGGGAACGAATCGGATACTGACGGCGCTGGTTCTCAGCAACTTCTGTAACACGAGTTTGATAAATACGGAATAAGAAACTTGCTGCAGTTTCGCCTGAGCGACCACCGCGTTGAGTGTCAAGAGTGTCAGCCTCTGCTGACTGTGGACCTAGGCGTGATGGGTCTAGGAAAGAAATCATACGGAAGGCTGTTCCATAGATAACTGCATCTAGTGAGTAGGATGGAAGTCCAGTAACTCCTACAAAGTCATCACTGTCATTGACCATAAGTGTTGGGCGCTTAGAATAAGCAACGCTTACTGTTCGACCAGGCGTGATACGGTCATCAACAGTAATAGATTTACCCAACTCTCCTGCTGTTCCAAAGGCTGTGGGATTAGCAGTACGGTCAAACTGATAGGAACGAACGGGTAGCCACTCCCTTGAAGGTCCAATAACGGAGTGGGTAACTGAAAGTATGTGCTCTGCGTTGTCGGGCAAATCGTATGTTGTTCGAGCAGCGACATAAGTAAACTCTGTCTGCGCCACTCCGAAGATTTGCGGGTACATTGCATCAACGGTGTCATTGATAGCCTTCTTAATCTCACTGCGTGGAAACAGTGGGGCGATAGTTACCTTGGCATTAGTGTTATGTGTGGCAGCAATAGAGCCACGCTGACCACGCCCCCATGGGGATAGGTAGACGGTGTTGGTTGTGTTGTCTGTATTATTTACATACATAAGTTCATCATCAATCTGGATAAATCCACGACCAACCATCTGTGCATCATAAACAGTAAAACTTGTTGAAGCATTAGTAATGGTAGTAGTAAGCCAAGTGGTTGACTCGTTGCTTACGCTATATCCGTGAAGGAGCGTATCAATGCGGTCTGCCAATGAACCATAAGTTGTTGTCATACGCTGATGCTCCTCAATGCTGCGATTGCTGATAGACCGCTAGTGCTTGCAAGTTCATTGCAGATAGCGTTTAAACCTTTGTACTCTGTAGGCTGCCTGGTTGAACTAGCCTTGTAGTTAAGGGCAGCAATAAGTCCTTTGCCTGATGTGCTTGCATAAGCGTTTGCTGCGCCCTGTGGCGCAAGCCCGCTAGTTCCTGCAAGGCGGTTGAGTTCTGTTGCCAGAGTGCTTCCTGCTGCTCCTAGTGCCATTACTTAGCCTTTCGTTTCGCTGCTGCGTTATCCACAAGATTTGGATATGGTCTGCCAGCCTTCTTAGCAGAAGCCTTAGCCTTTGCCTTTTGTGCTGGCGTTAGCGGTGCCGACTTCTTCTTAGGGTTCGGCTTATCCCAAAATGCTTTCTTCTTCACCACTTCACCTTGTCTGCCCAATACGCTGCGCTCATCTTGCCCTTGGCAATGTTCTTTGCGTGGCGTGCTTTAAATGATGCTTGTCTTGCTGTTGGCTTCTTATCGCCAGTAACTCCCTGTTGACCAAAGCGAATAGTCTTAACCTTTGCGCCTTCCTTAGCGACAACCACATGGGATTTCGTAGGATGGCTAGGTGTACGCTTTGGCTTATTGAAGCCAGATACTCCTGCTCGCTTTAGTCTAGGGTCGGACATTACTTCTTCTTACCCATTTTCTTAGCAACAGCCTTCTTAGCAACTGCCTTCTTCATACCAGCCTTCTTAGAGCCGTATTCCTTCATGCGTGCAGCAGGACCTTCCATCATTTCATGGCGCTTCATTGCTGACTTTGACTTGTACATTTCACCTTTTGCTGACATGACTTGCTCCTTATGCTCCGTAGGCTCTGCCTGTTTTGTTTGATATTTCTACAGCCTCGTTAATCTTCTTCATAGAAGTTCCGCTAGGCTGAATTCCCTGTGCTCGTGCATTTTTATATGCGTTGAGTTCTGCGTTCCATTTACGGTTGGACATACCTTTTTGGCTGTTCGCATCACCTGTGTTAATCATGATGCCTTGAGACTTACAATGGTCACAAGTTCCGTCACAAGTGGCGTTATGCTCATCCATTGTCATATATGTTTCTGAGGGGAAGCGTTCTGTTCTAATCTCTTTACAGTGCTTGCAAATCCATGAGGTTGGACCCCAGTTAAACTTTAGGTCAAAGCCCCACTCATGGACAATTCCGTGATGGTCACACTCAGTCATCTTATTCCTCTGTTATGTAATCTCCGTAGCCAGCAGCCGTTAGGCTATCTTTCTTGGCTTCGTCAATAATGTAGATTCTTCCGCCGAGATAAACTTCTTCGGCATTTAATGTTTCTTCTAAGGAAGGGTAGCGGTATGAGGAATATACGCCGTTCTTCCGTAGGACAGAGATACCTCTATCCAACTCATAGCGAGAAAACAATGGTCCTTGACCCAATGGTGTTTCTGGTGTTGTTGGAGTTGTAAACTTATATGTCGCCATGATTTTCCTTTAGGTTAAAGGGGAGCAGGGTTTTACCCCTGCCCCCCACGCTACTACTTAGCAGCGACAGATGAACCTGTCTCAATGCGGTAGAGGGATGCCTCGCGGTAGCGAGAGAATCCGAGTACGCCGTACCAACCGATTGGTCGGAAACGATTGAGGTTATCAGTGACTGGACCGATAACAACATTTGGTTCAATGGCTGTTGCCTCAGCAAGAGCCTGCTTACCAGCAATAAATGTGTTGAACACACGAGTTACTGGTGTGACTGTAACAACAGTTGAAACTGTAACTGGAGCAGAGTGTGCTACATCTACAGTGATTGTTGTTGTTGAGCCTGATGTTGCGATTGCAGTAATCTTAGCGCCTGTTCCGACACCTGTTCCTGAAATCTTGTCGCCAACTTCTGCACGAGAAGCAACAACAGAAGATGATGCAACACCGATTGTGTACGCTGCAGATGTACCTGCAACTGTAACCGCTGTTGTAGCAAGTGCTGTCTGGTCTGCACCAGTCTTAGCATTGTACATACGGTCTGACTCAATGAAGTATCCACCTTCGTAAGTTCCAATAGAACCTGCGTAGATGTTCTGAGCAGCAACAGAGTCTGTTCCGCCGTGGATGTCACGCCATCCGATTGAACCTGTCTCAGCACGAAGGTCGTGTGAAACTTCTGGGTGGATACCAACCCAGTAGAGGTTCCCCTGGCGTGGGACTGCCTTACCTGAACGCAACTTTGTAATTGCTTTGCGAAGGTCAGCAGAGTCAACTGTGTCAGATGCTGTCACTGTTGCTGTTGATGTGCGTGTTCCGCCGAATAGAACATTTGTTCCACCGCGGAGTTCTTCCATAGCCAACTTGTCAATAGAGTCTGCCATGTTAAATGCAATGATGTCTGCGATAGCAGGGTCAACATCTGAGAGTGAGAACAACTGCAACTTGCGTGAAGCAATCGCAGCGTTTCCGCGCTCCTTGAGAGTTACAGAGACTGTTGAGACATCTGGTAGTGCTACTGCATCTACATCTGTTGTTTCACCGAGTTCTGCAGTTGCCGCGGTCAAATCGTTGTAAAGTGAGAATACAACGGTTGAACCTGGCATTGCTTGCTGTGCTGGCTTCTTATCAGCAATGGTACGGACCATTGGCTGTGAACGAAGCGCAAACTCAACATAGCGGTCATAGGCTGTCTTGATTAAGCCAGCCATGGCTGTTGTGTCTGTATATGCCACTTGGGTTCACCCTTTCTTAAAGTGTGATTGGTAGGTTTGGTTTAGCGTTGGACACCAAGGATTTGGTCCAAGGCTTCTGGACCCGCTGCTGCCATAATCTTTGAAAGAGCATCTTCATCAATCGTTGGTACTTGACCAGTAGAGATTACATTGCTGATTCGCTGGTTGGCAGTAAGGTCCTTCGTAGGAGCCTGTTCCTCTTTTGTGGCTTCTGGGTTATATCCAAATACATCACCGTATTCTGTTAGCCATGCTGATACAGCATCCTCGGATGGTTCAATGTCGGCTGGAATAAACGCTGCGATTTTAGGATTAGCGCCACGGGTTTGTAGTACATCCTTGATAGTGCGCTGACGAGTCTGGGTCTTAATGCCCATTAGTTCTTTCTCAAGTTCCTTTGCACGCTTTTCAAGCGCACGGTTTACCTTGCGAAGTTGTGTGATTCCGCCATCATTATTGTCCATGATGTCGTCATCTTCGTCAGTGTATTCATAGTTGGTAGTCATCTACCTATCTCCCTTTGTTAGTTGTATTCGCAATCCACAACGAAGTCGGGGAACTTCATTGGCTATCGCTACCAGGCTTATACGCCCCCCTGGGCTGGTCGGTCAGGGTGGGGATTCTTTAAAATACTTCGGTTGACCGAAGTGATGAAGCGCTTACGCCAGACTGTCCACCGAAGCGGAACATTGCCTCACGCTCTGCACGCTTCTTTGAAGCCATGATTGATGTGGCATCACTGCCAACAACAGCCTGTGCTGCTTCAAATGTGTCGTAGGCTTGACCTTCGATACCTGCAAGGCGTGCCTGTGTTCTTCCAAGGATTCCTGCTTGACCGAACTCTGCCTTAAGTGCAGCAAGGTCTTTAGTGCCAGTAGCATCAATGAGGCTCTGTGCACGGGCTGCAGTAATAGAACCTTCTGCGCCAATCTTGAATCCACCAGCAGACGCAGCAGCACCAATCTCAGCGGTACGGACTTGCTTCTTAATAACATCCATACCGATAGTTGGGTTGAGTAGGTATGTAATCATGCCACCCTTGTCAACACCTGGGAAAAATGTAGTCATTGCTGTAACAACATCAGCACGCTTATCAACGCGGTCTGCTGCTATCTCAACACGGCGTTCAAACTCAGCAGGTGAGTTTTGTCCGCCAATGTACTGACCCATAAGTTCACGGCTTACAAGTGCGCTGTCAATTCCATAAGCCTTAGCAGACTGAATCATTGCTCGCTCATTGGCAATGTATGTAGCCTCAGAGATAGCCTGTCCTGCAGCCTTGAGTGCTGCCATACCAGGAAAGCGTTGCTTATATGCCTCTGACTTTGGAAGGTCAAGTTTAATCTGCGATACAGTTTTATCTTCACGAATCATGTCATCAACTGTTTTAGCCAAATCACCTAGACCAAGTTCAGAAAGAGCAGCACGGAATTCTTCCTGTGCTGTCTTACGGTTTTTATCTTCAAGAGCCTTGGCTGCAGCATCTGCATCTGCTTTATTGTTTGCAATAGCAGTGGTTGCCCAAGATGTAGCAAATGCGTTAAGTTCTGCAGCAGTCTTAAACTTTGTAACTACGCCAGTCTTTGGGTCTTTAAACTCAAATGGAGTTGGCTCGTCAGCAGGTGGGGTTGGTGGTGTTGGCGCAGGGTTTGGTTCAGTTGCAGGTAGGTTTGCATTTACATCTACCTTTGACTGTGTTCCAGTTTTGATTGCCTGAACTACGCGCTCATTGTATGTAGTTGGCTTTGGTGTTGGCGTTGCTGCTGCAACTGGAGCCATACCAAGGAGTTGGCGTTCTTCATTTGTAAGCGTTTGACCGCCAGTTAATTTCCGCAGTGCGGATGCTGCATCTGCCATGATTACCCCACAAATCCGAACATCTTGGCAATATCAAGAGCCATGCCACTGTATGTTTCTTTAGCGTTTTTGGTGTACTGCCACATTGGGTCCTTCTTAAGAGCCTTTGTGAAGTCTGCAAATGTGCGAGCATTACCTGTTGTACTGTCAACCGTCTTGTCCATTAGGTCCTTCCAGGAAATTGTGCTTGCATCTACTTCAAGTAGGTCAGCCATTTGCTTGCGGTAACTGTTGGTTACTTCGTACAATGTACGGTTGTTATCCTTCATTGCAGGAGCAAATGCTTTGTACATTGGATTGTCGTAAGCCTGTTGTTTCATCTCAGTTAGCCAGTAGTTGGCATCACGAAGGTCATTGCTATCGAGAAGCGAAAGGTTAATCTCCTTCTCAAATGTCTTGTCAATGCTTACGCCATAGAGTGAAGCCTGGCGCTTAATGCTCTCAAAAGATGAGCCAATAGTTCCGCCACCAGTAAAGAGAACATCTGAGCGTGTAGATAGGAACTCATTGAGGTCGTTATCATCCCAACCATTTTCCATCTTCTGTAAAGCGATACCCTTGATGAGTTCTGAGTTGTCAATAACTTTGCCAGTAGTTGGGTCAATATCGTTTAAACGAACACCCAAAGATTCTAACTTACGCCCCACTGCCTCAGTAGCATTTTGAACTGACTCTGCAAACTTAGCGGCATTGCGAGGGTCATGGCTATCAATGAAGAATTTAGCAACGCTTGGATAGGTTGATTGATACCACTTAGTTCCTTCAAGTTCAGCAAGGAATTGCTCCTCATCCATGTTGAACTTATTGGCACGAGTGATAAGCGTGTCAATTTCCTTCTTCATGGCAGGGTCCTCAAGGGACTTAAATGTTGTCTTTAAATAAGAAACCCAAACTGTCTTGTCATCTTGACCAGCAGGAATAACTGTGCCATCTTTAGTTGTTGTAGAAGTAGGCGTTGTTGGTGTTGGCTTTGGCTTTGCATCCGCAACATTTGGATTCTTGTCAATAACATTAGGAATACCATCACCGTCTGAATCCGTTGCAGTAGCACCAGGTGCTGGTGGATTGTTGCCCTTAGGTGGTGTCTGTGGACCAGCAGGTGGTGTTGTGCCAGGAACTGGCTTAGGAGTAGGAGCCACAGGCTTCTGACCCTTAAGACGGTCTACCTCTTGCTGTGCTCCTTCAACATCTCCGCCTGTATCTTTAGCGGTCTTAACATCATCTTCTGCAGCCTTAAGTTGTTCTTCCCATGTCTTGACTTTATCTTCGTAGTCAGCCTGAGTCTTAGCATTTTCTTCTTTAACTTTAGGTGCTTTTTCTTTTGCATCAGCAGCCTTAAAGCGAGTGTTTAAATCCTTAAGTTCAGCCTTGTCCTTGTTGATAATGTCAAGCAACTCTTTGTACTCAGGAGAACCTGGCTCAAGTCCATAGAGTTCAGCCTCATTACGCTGGATGCGAGCCTTAGTCATTGTAATCTTAGGCTTTAAGTCACGCGTTGTATCTGTCTCAGCCTTTGTTGGCGCAGGCTTCTTTGGCTTTTCAAAGTTAGGTGTAATGCCTTCGGCATCATACCACTCGCCCCATGTTGTTACTCCAGCAGGTGGAAGGAAGCGTGAAGTTAAGCGTTGAAGATTTGTTATCTTATCTGTGCGCTTATGTGTTTGACCAGTGAGCCACTGTTCGTATGTCTTTTCAGCCATTAACCCTGCGCCTCTCTTGCGTTCTTAGCGAGTTTGTTATAGATAGCATCAAGATACTTGTTCTCGCTTTTAGCCTGGAATTCATTAGTGCCCATTACAAATTGTTCAACATTGCCTTGACCACCAGTACCGCCTTGGTTAGCCATGTACATACTAATAGCCTTGTTAAGTTCAGTGCCTACTGCACTACGACCAAGAAGTTGCTGATACACATTTTGAACAACAGCATTAGCATCAGCACGGGTTGGTCCTTCTTGTGCATTGCCAACGCCACCACTCGCCGCAAGTTGTGCGAGGATTTTATCAAAATCTGCCATTAGATAACCACCGAATCGTTGATAAAGAATCTGTTGAGGAACTCACCAAACTCTGGGCTTTCAGCCTTTAGTTGTGTTCTAATCTGGTCAAACACTGCACGGATGTCAGCGTTCTTCTGAGTAGAAATATCTGC